AATATATATTTTAGTGTAGGGTATTTGCATATGAAACTCATTATTAAAGACTCTTCATCAATGGAAAGATTTTAGCAATCTCAATTGCACATTTCTTTGCAACTTCCATATGTTCTTTTTGTGTTCCATTCGCACTACGAAGTTCAATGTAGTGAACCCATGATCGTAAAGAACCTTGCATATATAATCGTGTCTTAGTCATACCCTCTGGTAGAACTACACGAGCCTGTTCTTTTGCAATACCATTATCAATCGCCCACTGATACGCTTGTTTTGCTTGATTGATAACGCCATGTTGTCTACGATTCCAATCTGTAATCAACTCTTGCGTCTTTGTGTCAAGTTGTATCCTTGGGTCATTCTCAATCTCAATTGAGTTTTGACGATTCTTAGTATCTTGTAAACGACATTCTCTTGTCGTAAACGCATCACCCATTGAAGATGGTTCTGCATACCGTTGAGAGAATTCTTGAAAAGCGAAACTACGATGCCGCACAATTTGATGTGCAATATCTCTAGTTGTTTCTATTTCAATAGTTGCACTGGCCATTTCTAGTGGACTCCAGTGTTTGTGTTTAACTAGATATTTGATTAACTTTTCAGATGTACTTTTGTTTATCTGATTAGCTGGATTAGATACACGAGCACAGTACGCAATTAAGTCCTGTACATCATCAACCCCAATGATACCTGTTTCATCATTAGGTGGTTGACTGTAACTAATCAATTTTGCTGATGTTACCATCGTTTTTAGTCCTTGTGATTCAGTCACCATTATCTTCTTTCTTTTTCAAACTATAACCACCATCAGGTAGTTCTTCCCATAACAAAGTATCGCCTGTATCCCAGCCAACCGAGTCGATTGATCCTGCTGGAAATTCAAAAAACAATTCCTTTGTTTTGCCATCCTGTTGGACTTCTACCAACCATGTATTTTGTGACGTTTGTTTATATTTCATAACAACCTTCTAAGTAGAGTAGTTTTATATCATACTCAGGATATACTATCACCCTTTTCGGCGTGGCCGAAATGGCACCTTAGTAGAGTTATCTTCTAACCTTTTAGATAGAATACCACAACGCTTCACTAACTCTGCGTTATCGTATTCCAAAGATTTAACTCGTTCACCTGTTTCCACAAGCTTTGCACGATAAAAATCTCGTTCTCTAGCAAGTTCATTCGATTCGTTTGAACGAACTGGATCTGCTGTTTGCACTTCCATTAGAATGTCTCCCTTATCAACTGGAGCAGTTTCGTTTTACATTTCTCTCTATCATAAGAAAGGAATGCGGCGTACTTGACGATTAAACGTCTATTATCTGGCCATACTAAGTCATCACTTAACCCTTTATCAAATCGTTTCACATAATGCAGTAACCCTTGTAGAATCACTGCGGTTTCGATATTGATTCTCTTAGCGAGAATGTTCTTTAATAATACAGGATGTTTACCAGTTTGTAAAGAGAAAATTGAATCAAAATCCTCTACTTGTGAAAATAAAAAACTCATGTCATTTATGAAGTTATAGGTCAATGCCTGTTTGTACTTCACATATTGATTGTAATTATCTTCACTAAAATCACCTAACCATCCTTTAGGCGACTTTACAAAGTTTGCAATATAATACTCTAGTGTCTTATCGTCATACTTCTTAGCTACACGAGCAAAGAAAAATCTATCCCTTCTTTTTAAGAATGATGCCTTTGTTGCAGAAGTCTTCCCACCATATCTTGTATAGTCGTAATTAGTCGTAAAATGCAACTTGAGACCAAGGTACATTTGGTAGGACTCCCATGCTTCCATTGGATCACTCCTTAGATTGGTAGGGTTGCTACTCTAGGCAAGAAGTTTAATTCTCTTGCATCTGCTTCAATTTTTTCTTTAAGTGGTCTTGAGATGAGCGGTGCAATTGCATCAGGCTCCATCTGATTTTTTTCACAATAATCTAATATAGCATCCATGTATGTAGTAACACCACCACCATTAGCAACGACTTTTTCAATTTTGATTGCAAACTTCTTTGGTGTCATAACTGCAATTTCTTCTAGATTCATAACAACTCCTATTAAGGTTTAAAAGGCAGACTTACCGTTGGTCTACACGAGCGTATTAAGTCGCCACACTTTTCAAAACTTGGAGCGGATGGATGGTAATGCACCACCTTCTATTGGTTGGAAACCTATTGTAATACTTTTATACTACATCCGCTTAAAACTTGGAGCGGGCGAAGAGAATCGAACTCCTATCCATAGGTTGGAAACCTACTGCATTACCACTATGCTACGCCCGCATTATTTCTTTAATTCATAATCCTAGTATACCAAAGAGATTAAACCATCCCATTGATGTTCCTATTGCAACTGGCACACCAATCATCATTAGTGCAATAATAATAAACGCCAGTCCAGCACCTTTGTTGTGATATGGTTCGTTACTCATGTTCACCACCTTTACCACGGCCATTGTAACCACTAAACACACTTGGTTTTCGTTTAGCTGTTTCAAATGTTGCTACTGTAACTGCAACTGCGGCAAGTAACAATGCATGTAATACCATACTAATTACTCCTGCCCACATACTACTTACTATGATAGCAAATACAATACACCACATCCACGCAAGAACTTGCATAATCATATGTCGTGTACTGAAGTCTGGAATATTACTTAACGGATTCTTTTCGTGATCCATTACTACGTTCCAACAATTATATACCCATTCTCTCATACTTATCACCTTCCTAAAAGTTACCTTTAAAGGATAGTGTGCATCAACATCATCACGATATTCGATTGCATCATTTACATTGTGAAACTCTTCAGAAACTTTACTATTTCTAAACCATGCTGTCACTTTATACATTGTCTATCCTTCCCATAATTAAGTAGTAGGTTATTCTGTTACTAGGAAACCTACCGAAACCCTATCCAATCACGCTGCTAGAGCGAAACCTTGAGGTGCAAAATTATCGTTTGCGTTTAGTTTTGTTAGACTATCAGGCGTCTATCCCACAGTTCTACTCTTTCCTATTCCTATCAGTCGATCCTAGTTCGCCCCCATCAAAAATGCATTAACTTCGACATCCCCTTAGGGCCATCTATGTTCTGCAAAACTTCCTATTGCAGTAGGACGTAATGCACTTTTGGTGGAGGCGTTGGGTACTGCCCCCAAGTCCTGTCTAGTATTCAGATTGTATCAACAAACTGTATATTATTTATACCATAGTAATGTTTGATTGTCAATAACTTTTTATTATAAATCAACTCCAAGTGTTCTAAGTTTGTCAAAACCTCTACCTGTTGCAAGAATACAACCAAGTCCTTTATCTTTTGAAAACTCTAGTACACTCCATGACTTTGTTGATAACCCTACCGAAATAACTAATATAGTTTCGATATATGTGCCATCATTCTTTTGAGTTATCCCATTCATAGATAAGAATGGAACTTCTCCGAAATTTTTAGTAATCTCAACTAATTCTTGTGCAGGGCCACACTGGACAGGTTTTTGTGCCCAGAATGGTTCTGCTGAAACTGCACTACTAAGCAGTAACGCTGGTAGTATTGATAACATTACTTTCTTCATTGTCTTTTTCCCATTGTTCTGTGAACATATCAATGGTTTCTACGAGATGAGGCAGATATTCATGCTTCTCTTTTACAAACTCTTGAACTAGTCCATCTTCTGTGACAACAAGAATAACAATCTGATTGATTTCAATTCCTGTTCTCTCTTCAAACATTTCTGCATATGCAGATGCTTGCATGTAGTACTCAAAATTATAATCATCCTTTCGTTCAGAACGAGAGGTTTTGAAATCAATAATGGATGGTACACCATTCCACTCTGCGATACAGTCCACACGGCCTGCAACACGATACTTCTCACTCCACAATCCACACTCTTGTGCGAATATATTATTTATGGACTTCTCCAAAGTTGGTTTTAGTTGTGAGAACAAACACCAAGGTAAGAATTTCTGTTCATCTTTGACAACCTCTTTATTATTTAAGAAGTCTTCACACATATGGTGAACAGCAGTTCCACGGCCTGCAGCACTACGCATGATATGATTTGCAACATCATTACCAACACGTTCACGCCACTTTCGTAGTCCTTCTTTCTTTTCCTTACGAACACCTAACACTGTTGTGATAGATGGATAGAACCCTGTAGGCGTATCATAGAAACGCTTGCGGTCTATATTTTTAGTAGATACCTCTGGGATATCAATTGGATTATGTATAAACATATTCTTCCTCATTTTATATTGTTACTGTATTATACAACAACTTCACACGAAAGTCAATACTTATTCAGTATTAGTTTCTTTTTTAATTTTACTAATTAGATATTCTTTTACCATACCAGAACGTACAATGTCACCCAATGTAAATTCAATATTCGAGAAAGATGGCATATTCTTCAAGATAGACATGAAGTGTTTGATACCTTCTTTTTCTGAATGTTTTTGTAAGTCTGATTGAAAGAAATCACCACAGAACATAATCTTTGAATCCATACCAACCCTAGTAATGATTGTATCCAATTCATGGAAATTTAAGTTCTGAGCCTCATCAACAATAATGATTGCATTGTCCAGAGTGATACCTCTAAGGAATGAAGTAGTAAGGAACATCATTGAACCTTGTGCCTTCAACCTATCGTACAACAAACTGAATGCCTGTTCGTTTGGTTGTTCAAACATAAACTTAACCATATTTGCATAAGGTACTTGGAATAGTGCTGTCTTGTCTTCTTCATCGCCAGGCAAGAAACCAATCTCACGAGTCGGAACTGCACTACGAACAATGTACACTGTATCATATTTTGTTTCGTTTCTCAACACTTCCTGTAGTGCAAGATATAGAGTAACAAATGTTTTACCTGTACCAGCTGCACCATAAAGAAACAAATTTTTACCACTTGCATAGTCTTGAAATGCCTTTTGTTGATTGTCAGTGGCTGGTGTAACCTTCACCATATCTTCAAGTCTAATATCTTTTGCTTTTGCCATTAATTATTTCCCCTGTCGTTTACGGTGTTTATCCACAACCGCTTGCGTCTTAATATCTTTTGCCGATTTCTTTACATATCTATCTGCAAGTGAACTGCCTGGATGTGCCTCACCAACCTTCTGCAATACTTCTTGGAAACCGTTATCTGTTTTAAATCCACTAAATCCTGTACCACCAATAATCATTGGGGCAGAAGTGATAACATTCTCTTTATTAGGATTTTCTTTTAGATACTCTTGGAGTGAAGAGTAAGACATAAACAACTCTTCCCATTCTCCAGTATCATTGTCTCTCACGCTATATGTTGGCATTATTTTTCAATTCTTCAATTTGTAATTTTAGTTCTTGGTTTTCTTCAACCAATTCCTTTATCCTATTTATACAAGAATAATAACTAGCATTTAATTCTTTCATTTGATGTTCAAACATTTGAGTTGTACTTATGGTTTGTGGTTTCATATTCTTTATATCTTCCTCACGCATTCTTCGCCCCATATAATCATAATACGATTCTCTAGTCATGCAGCCACCTCATACCAATCTGGAGCGCCTCTGCGTTTCCATGAAGCCAAGTGTTGTTTGTATTTGACATAGTAATCACGATATGCAACTAATGAATCATTATTCTTTACATCATCAGGCATCGCTGGTGTTGGTTCTGTCCATACACCTTCCTTCATATTCTTTGGAGTGTTGAACAAGATATCATTTAGTTTACGATAACTCTCATGTGGTGCATCTTTACCATAACGCCACATGAACTCTGTATTGAGTTCTGTCCACATACGATACAACCATCTATAGTTCTTTGCAGACTGTCGTACCCAAATACCACTAGGATGATTTACATGTGA